TTTGGAGGCAGCGGCTTACGTGATATGCTCTAGCGCAGGAAATTCCTTGCCGGATGACCTGCATTCTGCTACAAACCCGCAAGGTGCTACATACTTCACTTCACTCCCCCGGAGATAATCATGGGCGTTTCCCGCAAACCGATCACCCCGAAGTCCCCCTCGCAAAACCCCGTGTCCTTCTACAAGGGCAAGGAACAAGGCGGCGCTGAAGGCAAGCCCGAGAAAGTGGGCGAAAAGCTTGTCGGCGGTCCGATGCGCGAAGTAATGCGTCGCAAGGGTCTGTAAGTGATCGCCTCACACGAAGCGAATCCGGTTCGGGTGAACGCCACTCGCATCTTGGAAGTTACCGGGATCGTCTTCCGCTTGGAAGATGGGCGGAACTACGAGGCGCAGGAGGGCATGCTCTCCCGGTATGCTCCGGTCGCGGGCGACTATCTCGTAACGCAGGAAGACGGTTACGAGTACTTCAACCCGAAAGAAGTTTTCGAGCGCAAGTACAGGAGCCTGTGATGGAAAACAAGAAAGGCCGGATGAACCGGGTTTATACGGCCCCCGGTAAGAAAGCGCCCGAGTCCGCCATCAAGGGCGGCGGTAAGGCAACCGATCCGGCGATGAAGAAAAGCGCACCGCCGAAGACCCCACGCATGGGCGGCTGACGTGGCGCACCGCGAACCGAAAGACGCGAAGATGAGCGAGTCGGGCGCGAAGGACGTGCGCAAGACCCCAGGCAAGGGCAGCAAGATGCCGCCGATGCCTGCTGCGAAAACGTCGATGAAACCCAAAATGAAGAAGGGGCGGTAATGGCTACAAAGAAAGACAAGCGCGGCAACAATGGGCGCAACTGGTCGGAATCGGTTGAATTGCGCCTGGGTAACCCCTACGGCGGCAAGAAGACGGATACGATTTTTGGGCGTACGTCTAAAAAGCCGGAAGAGGACGATCGTAGTGCCCCGACGCCACGTGACAGGAATTCTGGGTCATCGCTTGAAAGAAAGCTGAAAGGGAAAGTCATTGGATGAAACGCATTCCGCTGACGCAAGGTAAGTTCGCCCTCGTAGACGACGCTGACTACGAGGCGTTGTCACGTTTTAAGTGGTACCTTCAAAACGATGGGTACGCCGCACGGAATGTGATGACCCCTACGGGGCGCGGAACAGAACTGATGCACAGGCGCATTGCAGGCGCGAAGCACGGCGACGACGTCGAAGTAGACCACCGCGACGTGGACAAGCTGAACAACTGCCGCGGCAACCTTCGGTCATGCGCTCGCGCAGAGAACCTGAGAAACTACCCGAAGCGTATCGACAACACGTCAGGCTTCAAGGGTGTGACCTTGCGCCGTGAGACCGGCAAGTGGCGCGCACGCATCGGCTTTCGGAATCGCTACATCAATCTTGGAACTTTCGACACCGCCGAATTGGCGCACGAGTTCTACTGTCTCGCGGCTGATATGCTGCACGGCGAATTTGCGAGGCACGCGTAATGGCCCGGAAAGGCGTAAAGAAGAAAGAGAAGTTCGAGGATTTGCCGGTTCTTGAGACCGTGGATAGCCGCGCCATCGACGCAGAAAGGCTGGACGAGGAGATTGAGAATTGGGCGGAAGATCAAGGCTCCGACGCGTACATCGACGCGTGCAAGCTCTATCCGAAGATTCAGAAAAGCTACGAAAATAAGCAACAGCAGTCCGATTGGTGCGAAGAATATTACAATATTTACAACGCAAGGCCTGACGAGAACGCGCAGTACTCAGGCAACAGCCAGTGCTACGTCCCTGCCGTGCGAGACGCAGTCAATGCGCGGTGCAAGCGCACGTTAGCCACGCTGTTCCCCGCGAACTACAAACACGTCGATGCTGTAGGTCCGGCCTCAGTGACGCCCTACCCGACACTCGCGCTGCTTGAGCACTATATCCGCAAAACGAATCTTAAAGACATCGTTCGCGCCGACCTACTAGCAGGCGATGTTACCGGCCAGTGGGCGCTCTACGTCGACTGGATGCGCACCACGCGGCGCATTACCGAACTGGTGAAAAAACCTCCCCTGCTTACGGATGAGGAATCCGGCGTTGAGGCAGAAGATATCACCGTTGATGAAGAATGGGATATCGAAGAGAAAGAGATCATCGATGAAATGCCGGACATCACGCCGATCTCGGTTGACGACCTTGCGGTTTATCCGCCTACGGTGAACGACATCGAGAAGGCGACGGCTACGGCTATTCGTCTTCGTCTTACGAAAGAATCCGTTCAGCAGTTCATTGACGAAGGTGTATTCGTCGGTTGGAACGCTAAAGAGATCATGGACAATCTGAACGAACCGGACGGCGGGCGCCAAAAGCGCGTACCGAACAAGCGGCGCACAGCGGACGCAGGGGTTCGGACAGAGGGAACGTACAAATACGCATTAATTTATGAAGTTCACACAAACCTCGAACTGGAAGAAGGCAAGGGCAAGGAGCCGTGTTTTGTCTACTACGCTGGCCCTGAGGTCGTTCTTGGCATTATCCGCAACCCATTTTGGTCTAAGAAGCGCCCGATCATCACCGCGCCGGTTGAGCGCATCCAAGGCACGATCTACGGCATAAGCCGCATTGAGCCCGTCAAGTACCTGCAGTGGAATTTGAACGATTTCTGGAATATGGGAATGGATTCTGCGCAATACGCGCTTCTGCCTATTGTGATGACCGATCCGCTCGCGAACCCGAACTACCAGTCGATGGTAATGGGCTTGGCGGCAGTATGGCTGACGAACCCGCAAACGACTGAGTTCGCGCAATTCCCGGCGATCTACAAAGACGCCGTAGGCCTGTGCAACGCCATCAAGTCGCAGATCCAAGAATCGATGGATGTGAACGACGCGATGCTAGGCAAGGCGCCACCGGGCAAGAAGAACCAGGCGCAAGCCGCCGCGCAAGCGCAGTCGCAGGAGTCGAACATCATCGACCACGCCAAGCGCTACGAAGGCGTGATGCTGAACCCGCTGCTTGAACGCATGTTCGAACTCGATCGTCAGTTCCGCACGAAGGAATTGACCGTGGTCACGATGGGCGAAGTCGGCGCGCGCGCCAAGCAGGAAGAGATTCCCGTCCAGGCGTTCAGTGAGCGTTACTTCTTCCGCTGGTGCGGCACGGCCTATCAGACCGGCATGCAACGCATGCAGCAAATGATCGCGTGGATGAACGTGCTGCGCGGTGTACCGCCGCAACAGCTTGACGGGCGTCGCCTGAACGTCGGCCCGATCCTTGAGATGGGCACCGAGCAGATATTCGGACCAGAAGTGGCGCCGCGCATTCTGATCGATGAGCGCAACCTCTACCATGTCGAACCGTCCGACGAAAACCTGATGATGCACAACGGCATGCCTGCCGAAGTGCATCCAGCGGATGACGACAAACGACACATTACCGAGCACATGCACGGCGCGCAGTTGACCGGCGATCCGCACGGCCTGTTCCGCGCGCACATTCAGGCGCACCAGCAAGCCATGCAGCAGAAGATGCAGCAGGCGCAAGGCCCGCAACCCGGCCAGCAAGGCGCACCGGGCGGCGCGGGTCCAGGCATCGCAGGAACGCCGCGCCCCGGCGCGCAACCCGGCCAGCCGCGCCCGCAAGGGCCTCCAGGCATGGTGCACCCTGATCAGATGGCAGACCCGCAGGCGGGGCCACGATGATCGCTCGCTCCACACCCTGGGGCACAATACAAACCGGGCCAGAATTCGCCCGGTTGTCTGCGCTTGAGCAGAAAGCGGTGATCGCGCACGAACGCGGGCATATCCATCATCGGCACTTCTGGAAACGCATTGGCTGGCTTCTGACGAAAGGTATCGGAAAGAAGTCGCTCGAGCATTTTTTGAAGATGTGCGAGACGCAGGAACTGGAAGCCGATCGCTACGCCGTGTCAACGGGGCACGCCGACGGTCTTGCGTGTTTCTTGCTTCGAAGCCCCCTAGATGTCAAGCTAGTCGGATATCCTACGCACCGCCAAAGGCTGGAGGCTATCCGTGGCTGATGAATTCTTTATCACCCCCTATCGTGTCCGGTCCGCCGGGACCGATGTCCCGCCAGAGGAAGTGCAGGCGGCAATCAATTCGCTCGCGCAGCAAGTCACGGTCGATCTGAATCTACTGGCGTCAGGCACGTTGCCTTTGAACGCAGTCACGCAAAACCCGCTGGACAACTCCACGCTAGTAGCGACTGACGCGTTCGTGAACCAACAGAACAGCCGTGCTACAGCGACGGTTCCGTTCGCGGTTACGGGCGGGCTCTACAATCAGGCGTCGCGCGGCAGCGGCGCGCAGATCGTCATATTCGCTTCAGGCGGCGTGGTCTCTGGGGTTTTGACGATCTCGAATCCCGGCAGCGGGTACGCAGTGGGCGATCTGCTGATTCTGGCGGCGGGCAACTATGATGCGATCGTTCGCGTAACTGGCGTTTCCGGCAGCGGAATTACCAGTGTCGGGATTCCTTATGGTGGAACGGGGTACACGACGGGAGTAGTCGCAGCCGCAGTTGACGTACCGCCTGGCCGTCGCACGGTCACCTTCACAGGCGTGCTCACCAGCAATGTGACTTTCGTCATCCAGAACGGAACCTACAACACCGCGTCGCGGCAAGTGGAGTTCAATAACAACACGACGGGTGCGTTCACGCTCACGGTTTTCCTGAGCAACGGCGCGGGGGGCACGACCGGAAACGGTGTCGTGCTGCCGCAAGGCACGAACAACTCCACGGCGATCCTGCTTCAGACTGACGGCGTGAACGACGTTTGGCCCGCGGTCTCCCTCCTGGGCGAAGGTACAGCGAACTTCGGCGTAGCGTTTCTCGCGTACTTCAACTCGCTCCCGACCACGCTCCCCGGAACAGCGGGCGTGATCTGGAACAACGGGGGCACGCTATCTCAATCGTGACCGGAACACTTCAACCTATAAACGGCAGCGAAGTCGTCATGATTCGCCAGTGCCAGAACGGGGAAAACGTGCTTTGTGCGGTCAGTTTGACTACACTAGCAGCGCTCCTGTCACCGCCGCCAGTGTGGGGCGGGTTTGGATGGAGCGCGGGACTCGCGCCTTTACCTACAGTGCAACCCGAAACACCGGGCGTAGTTTGGAATAACGGCGGATCGATTTCGATATCATGAAAAAAATACTAGCCCTTTTACTTTTCGTCTCGACGGTCGCGCTTGCGCAGAATTACCCGAGCCCGACGTACAAGGCGATCAATGGCACCGCGCAGTACACGCCGAGCCAGTTCGGCGCACTTTGCAACGGATCGCATGACGACGCGACGGCGATTAACGCCGCCATCACACAGGTGCAGGCCGCGGGCGGCGGGCGCGTGGTATTTCCCCCGGGCATGGTGTGCGCCATTGGTAGCACCCTCGCGCAGACCGCCAGTAACGTAACGCTCGAATGCGCGATGCACGGCGCGAACGTACCGAACAACAACGGGCCGTTCATTTTCGGCGCGAATGGTTGTCAGTTAAAGTGGATCGGCGCTTCGGCAGGCACGATGGTCTCCATCGTCTCGCCGACCGTGAACACGTCCAGCTTGCCGCTCAACGGGAACTCCATCATCGGGATGACGTTCAACGGCAATCTCGGCCTAGCAGCGGATGCCATCTTCATCTCTACGCTCAACGGCGGTACGTTCAAGGACATCACCGCGTACAACTTCAGCGGATCAAGCACGATTGACCTGAACGTTGCGCACGTCACGAACACGAATTTCAACACGGGCGCCACCGCAAGCTCGCAATGGAACACGTTTGACAACATCCAGATCCAGAACTTCATTGGCGGGGGCGGCGTTCCGAGCAGCCCGAGCAACGGTATCAATATCGGCGCGTATGCCGGGGGCGGCGCGCTGACGGTCAACGCCAGCGAGAACATCTTCCGCAATATCTACATGGAACTCGGCGCGGGCGCGGCGGGCTTTGTGATCGCAGGCGATACGAACCACTTCCAAAACATCTCCGTCAACCAGTTCTCAAGCACCGCGCCATCGGTTGAGTTCATTATCCGCAATGACGGTTCGAACTTCTTCCCCGGGTCTTCGAACGACTTTCATGGCTTCGTAGGCACGAACCCCGTGCTTGCGACGGGACAAACGACCTATCCGGCTTGCACGTCGGCGTACACGACATACACGGCGAACACCTGCACGAACGGCAATTCGTTCTGGGAAGTGGATGATGGCAACGGCACGCCGAGTCCGACCATCGAACCGGGCGCACAACTCATGTGGCGCGTGGAAGCAGGCTACTCGATTGGGCAGGACTTCGGGAATATCGCCATCGGCGACTCTTTCGCGAACGCCCTCGGTGCGATCGGCGCGCACACGACGGAATCCCTGCACATTCGGAATAACGCCGGGAACCACATCATCCTCGACAACTCGAACGGCGCGGTGGGCTGGGGTATCACGTTCGACGGTTCGAACAACTTCGTCGTGAACTCGCTCACAGGGGGCAGCGGGGAGTTCAAGCTTCCGAGCACTACAGCCTCTTCGTCTACCTCCACTGGCGCGCTCGTGGTAGCGGGCGGCGTGGGGATCGCAGGCACGCTGAACGCAAATGCTTTGTTCACCGGTAGCGCGACGGTGGGCGGCGGCGCGATCAACTCGACGCCGATCGGCGCGACGACCCCGAGCACGGGAGCGTTCACCACGCTTAGCGCAACCGGACTGATTACGCCTTCTACGACAGTCGGGATCAAGGGCACGGCGGCAGCGGACAACGCGCAAGCAGGCAGTATCGGTGTAGTTGCGGGTCCGGCCACGGCCTCCTCGATCTCGCTCACTGCGAACACCCCCGCGAACATCGTCACACTGAGCTTGCCCGCGGGCGATTGGAACGTGTACGGAATTGGAGGCATGACGTGCGCAGCATCGACAACCGCGACGGGCGATCTTGTGGGCATCTCGACCACTTCCGCCACGCTCCCGGCATTCGGCAACTATTGGCAGTGGTCGGTAGGCGCGGCTTCTGCGCAAACGAATCCGGTGTTTAACTACGCTACGCCGCCAGTACGGATAAACGTTTCCGCCACGACCACGGTCTACATGGTGGAGCAGGCTGCGTTCGGAACGAGCACATGCACCGGTCAGGGTACGATCTGGGCGCGTACTGCGCGTTGACTTTTAGTAACAAACAGCATATAACCGGCGAAAGCCACTATTGGAGCATATCGTGCGAAAAATCCGTTTGGCCGAACTGATCGGCTCGTTGTTCCCGGCGATTCAAGGCCAAACCCCCATTATCGCGGATAATGGCTCCATGCCCGATCAGATCAGTCTGATCAACGCCATCACGTCGCAGAACCCGTGGCCAGCCACCGCGTACAACGTGTATGCAGGCACTGGCGCGGTTACACTGTCGCAGCAACAGACGATGGCAGCGGAGCAAAGCTACCTGAATCTGTCCTCGCTTAGTGCTCCCGCAGCAATCACACTCCCGACCGTCGCGACACTGATTGCGACACTGACGCCGCAGCAAGCGCAAGTCGGTTCCACCATCGTGTGGCGCGTCCTGAACAACTCCGGCTCGACCGCAACGATCACCACAAACACCGGCTGGACGCTCACCGGGCATGTGGCGATTACGACGCTCACCTGGGTCGATTACATCCTCCAGCTGACCAACGTTGGAACGACGCCCACGGCGACCCTGCAATCGGTCGGCACCGGCGTAGCCCCATAAGGAAGCGACAAATGTCCAAGTTGCTCAAAAAGATTCTAGGCCTCCTATTTCCGGGGATTGACGGCGATGATAATGACATCCCTGATGATCTTCCTGCATCTGATTCCGACGACGATCTTCCTGATGATCTGCCTGATGACGATCTTCCTGATGATCCTCCCGTCGCTGCCCGAACGCGTCGCGATGATACTGCTGACCGTCTGGCTCGCGTTGAGGCTGAAGTCGAACGCCGAGGCCGAGCAGCGGAGGAAGCACGACTCGCTGCATCCCGCACGCCAGCGATAGACCCTGAATTCCAGCGCGAGGAAGAACGCCTTCGCGCCGCCGACGTGTCCGAGATGGAACGCTGGCAGATCCAGGCTAACCGCACATTGCGCGCAACGCAGGCGCAAGCGCAGCAAGCGCTTTTCCGCGCAGAAGACATGTCGGATCGTGCGCGCTTTGAATCCAAAGTCGCAACCGATCCGCGTCGCAGCAAGTACACGGAACGTGTGGAAGAAGAGATCCAGCGCGCGCGCTCGCGGGGTCAGCAAGCTTCCCGCGAAGATGTGTACTTCTGGATGCTCGGCAAGGACATTGCAGACGGAAAGCTCAAGCCTAAAGCCAAAGGCACAGCCGCACCGGCAGTGCCGCGCGGAAAGTCGCCGGGTGTGCGCAGCGACGTACAAGGCCGCGGGCGCCCGAGCAGCGGTAGCAAGCTGAAAGCGCGTCTCGAAAATATCGAAATTTAACCCCAGAGGAAACCATGAAATCCTTGCACAAACTGGGCCTCTTGTGGGCCTCGATGTTCCCCGGTGTAACTAACCAGTCCACCAGTTTTACGGCGGACGTGGAAGCGTACATTCAAGAAGAAGTCGAACCGCTTGCGCGCCGCCAACTGGTCGCATATCAGTTCGGAAAGCCGCTCAAGCTGGACACGAACCGCGGCACGACCTACACGGCCTCGCGCTATCAGCGTTTGCCGTTGCCGTTCGCGCCGTTGCAAGAAGGCGTCGCGCCCCCGGGCGAAGCGATGGCACTGCAACAAGTGTCCGCCACCGCGCAACAATGGGGCGATCGCGTCATCATCACCGATGTGGCGAACCTGACCATCAAGCACCCCTTGTTCCAACAAGCGTGCGAATTGGTCGCGCTGCAACTGCCGGAAACGCTTGAGCGCAATACGTTCAACACGTTGCTCGCTACGACCCAGGTCAACTACGCCAACGGCAAGACGAGCCGCGCGAACTTGCTGGCGACCGACGTGATGACCCCGCACGAAAACAACCGTATCGTGGGCTCCATGCTCACGTACGGCGTGCCGCGTTTCATGGGCGACGAGCGTGAAGACATGATGATTGAAGCGGGCGCTTACCGCGATCCGTCGAAGTCACCGGCTGTCATGCAGCACTACGTCGGCCTGATTCATCCGTTGTCCGCGCAAGACATGCGCGAAAACACGACCGTAGCTACCGCCTGGTCGTACAGCGATGTGAACCGCCTGTACAACAACGAGCTCGGCCCGTTTGGCGGCACGCGTTTCGTTGAATCGAACCTGATGCCCTACTGGACTGGTGCCGCTCAGATCAACGGCACGGCTTCCACGTCTGGCGGCACGCTCGCGACCAATGCGGGCTACCAGATCATCGTGACCGCAGCACCGGCTCAAACGTCGGTCGAACAGATCATCTATCAGGTCTCCAGCGCGATCAGCGTCACGGGCCCGACGGGCTCGATCAGCGTTGTACTCCCGCAACTGGCTGGGTACATCTTCAACGTGTACATCGGCACGTCGGCCACCCCCGGCAACTTGGCTACCGCCATCGGCCTGGGCGTACCGGTTACCGGCCCGCTCGCTGGTCAGGCAACGCAGCTTCTGCCGAACCAGACCGTCACGTTGACGGGTATTGGCGTGGCGCAAACACCGCCTGCCGCACCGGCTACGGGCGTGAGCGTGTTCCCGACGATTTTCATCGGCAATCACTCGTACGGCCAAGTGTTGCTCGAAAACCCCGAGTTCCACTACCTGACGGGCGCTGACAAGTCGGATCCCCTGAATCAAACCCGCGTGGTATCTTGGAAAGTATTTTATGGAAGTATCATACTGAACCAAGCATTTTTGGCTCGGGTTGAAGCTGGTTCTGCGTTCGCTCCGGGGTATACTGCCGGTACTGTGACAACCCCGTAATCGGAGATTACAACTGATGCCACCGCGCACCCCCCTGGATCCGCCGAAAGGCGGTGACGAGTTCGAAGAGAACGACGAAGCTCAGGGGGAAACCTCTGAGCAGTTGAAAGCCCGAATCCTCCAACTTGAAGCAGAGTTGGCGCGTTCGGGTGCCGCGCGCCTTATCGCGGAAGAAGAGTCTTCGCGCCTCTCGGCGCAGGCTCAGAACTCGATGTTCACGACCAACGTTACCGAGCGCTTCTCGCGCGTCGCCGAGGACGGATCGGACGTGTACTGGTACCGGATCGATCTCGCGCCTTGCGGCGGAACCGAGATCAAGATCAACGGCGTTCCGTACTACCACGGTTCGACCTACGAATTCCGTACCGATTTGCTGCGCTCGATCAAAGAGATCGTGTCGCGCACGTGGGCGCATGAGAACAACATCATGGGCTCAAACGAAAACGCATACAAAGTCGCGCAAGACCGCATGCTGCGCGGTGGCGAACGTCGACGCTAGGAGAAAACATGGATAAGAACGCAGTCCCGGTTTTGGGAAATTTCCAGATCAGCATGCCGGGTCCGAACGGCGCTTCCCTTTCGATCAGCGGGTACCTCTACGCCGACGAGTCGAAAGAATCGCTTGATGAGCGCATGGACTTGTGCCGCGAATCGCTTGAGCGCCAGCAACAAGCGCTGGAAGTGCCTGTTCTGGTCGAAAAGCTCGCGCAGTTGGAGCGCACGAAGCTTCAAATTCAGGAAGCGTACGCCGATCTGCTGGAAAAGAGCAAGCGCAATACGCTCGCCAGCGCAGAAGCGCCGCACCTGAAGAACTACCCGATGCAGATCAAGCATATCGATGAAGAGATCGAGAAGGGCCGCACGAAGATCGCTTCCGTCAAGAAGGCCGCTTAATGGCGTACCTCCAAAGCCAACAGATTGTTGCTCTCGCGTGCCAGATCGCCAAGTGTCCGGGCTTTCTGGCTCAGGGCGGGCAATTCCTGAACATGACTTTGGAGGACTTGTGGTTGCACCGTGACCTGAAGATCAACCGGGTCGCGGAATTCATTACGGTGCAGGCGAATCTGTACGGGCCGTTCACGCTCCCTCAGAACTATCAGCGCACCTACGATCTGTTCTTTGAGCAGAACAACCTGCCGTACTTCCTGAACCCGATCAGTACTCAGGAATACGACCAGGAGTTCAAAGACCCGTCGATCGCGAATTACCCCTATGAATTCATGACGATCCTGTATGACGAGGATACTGCGCTCGCGCAGGTTCCGCCGTCCGCGGGTCAGCTTTTCATCTATCCGCAGTCCAGCGGGCAGATCGTGCTCACGCACCGCTACATGGTGAAGCAACCGGACATCACGACTCCGGAAGCGTCCAGCGTCATCCCGTGGTTCCCTGACCAGGATTATCTGATCACGGCCACCGCGGCGCGTTTGATGCAGATCACCGACGACGCGCGCCGTCCCGAATTCCTGAAAGAGATGGATGCCATGTTGCGCCTCCAAATCATCATGGAAGGCGACGAGCAGCAAGTGGTCAAGAGCGTCAAGCTCGATCCCCGCAGGTTCCACTCGAACCGTACGCTAAAACCGACGAAAATCACCGACTAGGAGAACGTTGTGCCAATACGCAACGGCCAGCCGGTACGCTTCACCCCCAAGGGATTGTCCGACGCCTATGACGCGACAGACGCGTTCCAGGGGGCGTGCGCGCTTCTCACGAACGTCGTTTTCGATCAGGCTAACCCGGAAGTGGTCGTAAGCCGTCCGGGCGTGGGCTCTCCGGTCACCTCGTTCGCAGGCTTCACCGCCCCTACTTTCGTCTCCGTCTCCACGGTCATCGGCACGATCGTCTACGGCATGGTGAGCACTGGGCGCAACCCCGGCCACGATGAGCCCTTCGCTTACGACCTGATCGCGAACGCCTTCATCACGATCAGCGGCGTGCTCTCGACAAACGTTCCGACGTCGCCCGCAACTTCAGGCCCGTGGACGCCGCCCACGATGGCGGTAGTGAGCACCTACATCCTGATCACGCATCCGGGCTTTAGCGGCGCGGGCGCGAACTTCTTCGGCGCGATCAACATCGCGAACCCCGCCGCGCCGGTTTGGAGTTCACAAAACCTCGCCACGAACCCGCTTCCGAGTGTTCCGACCACGGTTGCGAACTTCAACAACCGCGCGTGGTTCTCGTGCGCGAACGTGCTGTACTTTAGCGACGTGCTTGTGCCCTTCACGCGCACGAACGCGACAAACTCAGTCACCCTGGGCGATACGACGCCGATCACCGCGCAGTCCGGTCTCCCGATTCAGACGATCTCCGCGGGCGTCATCGGTGGGTTGATCGCGTTCAAAGGCTCTAGCATTTGGCAGATCACGGGCGATATCACCGAGAACAACCTCGCACTGAGTTACATCACGCTCACCACGGGTTGCAGTTCGGAGCGCAGCGTGGTGCAGGGTCCGTTCGGGATCTTCTTCATCGGCGTGGACGCGCCCTACATCCTGAACTTCCTCGGCGTGCTTTCCCCCCTCTCGCACTCGCCGGGGCAGGACGGGTCGGCCGACGTGCAGGTTCCGTTCCAGAACTCGACTCAGTTTTCCCGAATCGCGGCTTCTTTCTCAGGAAACATTTTCAGAGTTTGCGTTCCGACCACGTTGTCCGGGGTCTCGCAAACGAACGACTACTGGTACGACATTCGGCGCAAGCGCTGGACGGGGCCGCACACGTTCCCCTATGACGAGATTTCGCAATTCGGGACAAGCTTCGTGCTATCAGGAGCGGCGAGCGGCGCGGCGCTCTTCGTGAGCCAAAGCATTCCGAACACAAACAGCACGTACGCGGACAACGGCACGCAGATTATTAGCCATATGAAGTCGTCATCGTTCCCGAAAACCGGGCGAATGGCGCAGGTGCAAGTGGTGGAGTCGACGCAGGAGCTTTCGTCTTCAGGCTCGGCGGTTCAATACTCGATCACCGGATACGACGACCAGAACAACACGCTTGGATCGTGCCTGATCACCACGGCACCCTCGGGCTTCGTATGGGGCAGCGGGGTGCTGTGGGGCAGCGGCGCGAAGTGGTCTTCAGCGCAGCGCATCCCCCACGTTTACAACATCCCGTGGGCCGCGCCGCTTGTGTTCCAAAAGATGGCACTCGACATCCAGGCGACTTCCTCCAACAGCTTGTCCATCGGGACGTTCTTCGCCCGGTATCAGGACACCGGATACACGAATCAGGGATAAGCAATGACCATTATCAGCACGCTACCGAACAACATCCAGGACGGGCAAGTCGCCGACGCGGCTCCCGTCATGGCGAACTTCAACGCGATCGTGAACGAGGTGAACGCGAACGCGGCCCCGCTTGGTTACACGCCTCTCGGAACGCTTCTGAGTATTCAATTCCTTGTGGCTACGGGCGTCTACACCCCGAACCCGGCGGCGACCAAGATCCTCGCGACGCTCCAAGGTCCGGGCGGCGGCGGCGCGGGCGCGACAGCCACCGCGTCGAATTCAGTCTCGGCAGCAGGCAGCGGCGGCGCAGGCGGGCGCGCGTTCGCCATCATCACGTCAGGCTTTAGCGGACAGACCGCTACCCTCCCTGCAGGCGGCGCAGGCGGTTCCAATGGCGGCGCCGGTACGGCGGGCGGCAACGCGACATTCATGGGGTTGACCGCCAACGGTGGTTTGGGCGGTGGAGTCGCGACCAGCGCAACGGCGTTTGGCGACGGCGGCATCGGGGGCTCGGCTTCAGGTGGGTCGCTGAACACTCAAGGCGCGCAAGGCGGCTGGACAGACGCAGTGCTGACCGTGGGCCTCTACCACACCACTCCGGGCGCGAGCACCCCTTACGGTTCAGGCGGCGCGATTGTCGCGGCGGGTTCGAACGGATCAAGCGCTACAGGGTTTGGCGCTGGCGGCGGGGGCACCACGAACGGTCCTTCGGCGGCGGGGGGTCTTGTAGGGGGCAATGGGTCCGGCTCATTGCTCATCATTTACGAATATTCATAAACCGGAAACGAGGATGGACAATAGATCGCTCAGTGAGGAAGAAGTACGAATCGTCGTCAGAACACTCACAGACGGGGACGTTAAAGCCATCGTTGACGAATTGGAACGGCGCGCAACTCAGCGCTTCCAATTGAACATCGGCAAAGGCGTGTTATCGCTGGTTTGGAAGTCGCTTTTTTATCTTATCCTATGGCTTGCGGCATACGGCGCCGCGGGCGGTTTTCGCAAGTTCTTTAACTAGGAGCAATCCATGTTTGCAGCACTCGAAGCAGAATTCAATGCCATCGTGAACGATGCCCGGTCGGTCGGCGAGAAGCTGGAAGCCCTTGTCGGCCTTCACACCAAGAGCGCAGAACTCGAAGCGCTCGCTACGCCGCTGGCGACCGTCATCGAAGACGCGAGCAAGGCAACCGCGACCAAGGTCACGGAGATCCTCACGATGGTAGGCAAGCTGTGAACTACTCGGCAGCGGGCTTGGCCCTGACAGAAGCATCCGAGGGATGCGAGCTTACCGCGTATCAGGATTCGGCGGGCATCTGGACAATTGGTTTCGGGCACACCGCCGACGTGTTCCCTAGCGACACCTGCACGCAGCAGCAAGCGGCGGCATGGCTCGCGGAGGATATCCAGTGGGCGGCGCACGCGGTCAGCCAATACGTGACCGCGCCTCTTACTCAAAGCGAGTTCGACGCGCTGGTCGACTTCACCTTCAACCTGGGCGTGGGCAGTTTGGTGCATTCCACTTTGTTGCGTCTGCTAAACTCGCTCGATTACATGGGTGCGGCAGCGGAGTTTCCGAAGTGGAACATGGCAGGCGGGCGCGTGCTACCGGGACTGGTTACCCGGCGCGCGGCGGAACAGGCGATGTTTTTAGAGGGCCAAAATGGCACTTGATCCGATCTCGGCGGGGCTCGATCTCGCAAGCACTATCGTCAACAAGATCTGGCCGGACAAGTCGCAGCAGGAGCAGCAGCAACTTGCTGCCGTGCTCGCGATGGTTCAAGGCCAAATGGCGATTGATCAGGCCGAAGCATCGAGCACCGATCCACTGCAACACTGGCGCGGAGGCTTGGGCTGGGTTTGCGTGATGGGGTACTTCTGGAACTTCGTTGGCCAGCCTTTGACGAACGCCGTTGCGGTAGCGCTGAATCATCCGCTCGCGCTTCCCGGTTTGGATATCGGCCCGCTCGCCACGCTCACCCTCGGTATGCTCGGCTTGGGCGGCTTGCACGTGGCGGCTCAAATGAAAGGTGGTTCGTGAACAATCTGGTAAAAATCGCTCAGGGTGTGGACACGGCGCCGTTGCTCTTGGAGATCGCGCGCCAGCCTAATCTGTGGAACCGGCACTCGGTGCGCAAGACCGCGCCCGATACGCCGCATGCCGCGATGGA